GTAGATGAGAATAATGAGTCAAGATGAACGAGTGTTTGTATATAAGTGACCAAACAAAATGTGATTTTTATGATCCTGAAAAATTGACGATTCGAAAAGAATGTGCATGGTACAGGTATGATGTTCTTGAATATCCAATCTGTCAATGTCCGTATCATGGAATGGATATGGCAACAGTCAAAAAACTAAGAGGAGACAAATGATGCTAAATTTTGAGAAGTTTCAACCAATATTTCCATTTGTCTATCTTACTCTAGCAGCAACAGTAGCTATAGTATTTCACTTATTAACTGTGCCTAATGAAGTTGCTATGTTAATTGTAGGTGCAGCATTGACTAGGGTTAAAGTAGGGACGCCTAAACCTTAATTAAAAAATTTAATAGAGTTGATGGAAATCATAGAAAATGCCATAAGTCGGTTGGGAATAGATAGTGAATCTGAGGATATCCTCGTTGAATGCTGTAGGTCTACGAGGGTGATGGCTAAGGTGATGTTTCCTGATAGATTCAGTGCAGAGTTCAGTCCCCTACACGATGATATATTTGGTCTGATTGATTCAGGAGCTCCCCGTGTAGTTATAGCTGCTCCTAGGGGAATAGGGAAAACTTCAATAGTATCTTTGGCTCTGGCAGCGCGAAAGATGCTCTTTAGGCTTTGTCACTTTTATGTATACGTTTCGAACAGTGCTACAAGCGGGGAGCTTCAAACTGAGAATCTTAAATTTGAACTGTCAAGTAATAAGATTATTAACAAGTTTTTTGGAAGGATAAAGACGAAGGGGGCTGAAGGGTTAGATGAGACGTTTAGTAAAAAGTCGTGGGTAGCGTTGAATAACTGTCTGGTACTGCCAAGGGGTAACGGTCAACAAGTACGTGGAGTATTGTATCATAACTGGCGACCTGACCTTATTGTAATAGATGATTTAGAAGATACTGAATCAGTGGAGAATGAGGAGCTTAGGAATAAACTTAAAATTTGGTTTAATGGTGATTTGCTTAAGTGTGTTAGTAGAATAAACAAGGATTATCAAATAGTGTATATTGACACGTTGAAACATGAAGATGCGCTGTTGCAGGATCTGTTGGACTCACCTGATTGGGAGAGTACGAGGTTGGAAATTTGCGACGATGATTACAATCCTACTGCACCAACGTTTATGGATCAGAATGAAATCCTGGCGGAGGTAGAGTATCATAGGAACCTTGGACTGATGGACGTGTTTTATCGAGAGTTTAGAAATATCCCTATATCAACAGAAGATGCTAACTTCCGCCAGGAATATTTTAAACACTATGAAGAACCAGATTTGATGAATCCAGATGTAGGGACAGCTCCTAACCTAACTAATGTGGTGATTGTAGATCCTGCCAAAACTGTTAAATTACATAGTGCAGAAAGTGCTGTGGTATGTTGGGGGATTTCAAGAAGTGATAAGAAAATGTATTTTAGGGATTGTGTATCTGAAAGAATGTATCCGGACGAGCTATATACTTGCGCGCTGGATATGGTTGTCAATATGGGAGCTTTTATATTGGCAGTGGAGGTTACGTCGTTGGAGCAGTTCATTGTCCAACCTATTAAAAATGAAATGAGGATTAGAGGGGTCACGGTGCAGTTCATTGAACTGAAGGCTGGGGGCAACAACTCAAAGACCAAGGCTCAAAGAGTAACTACTCTTGCCCCTCACTACCGTCACGGATATGTGTGGCATAATAAGGCGATTTGTGGGAAGCTTGAAACACAACTGCTGAGTTTTCCTAGAAGTAAAAGATGGGATGTGATGGATGCTGCGGCGTATATTACTAAAGTTATGGAGATGGAACAGCAGTATTTTGATCCTGAAGGATTTGACGAGATGGATGATCCTGAGGCGGAGTTTGAAGAGCTTGATAATGATCGAGGGTTGAATTATGAGAGGATGGTCTAGTGGCTGAGAAGAAAGTATATTTAGGATCACAGGGACCTTACCTATTTGATGATGGAGAAGCTGTGGATGATCCTGATGGGGATTGGTCTGGTGCTGATAACGTGGGGATTCGAAGCGATTCTCAAGTAGTGGCAACTGAATTCTTAGGAGTTCCGATATCATCCATCAGTGTAACTGATATAGACGATCCTTCAACAGAGCTGAATCCTCTAAGTGCTTCAACTGTTGGAGGGTTAATAGCGGTATATCAGGCTGTTGGTGGAGCGGCTGATGAGTTTACTATGTATTTGTGGGATACAAATGCTGGAGCTGAGAACGTACCTTATATAGTGGATGGTAGTGGAGGGGTATGGGTAGCAGTTAGTGGTAAGTATACGAATGGGGATTTATTTGTAGGTGGTACCATTGCTGATACTCCTACTTTCTATGTTGCTAATGGGGTTGCTATAATAGACAGTAATGGTACTTCAAGTGACTCTCTTAGTGATTTACAAACGTTGTTAGATGGTAATATTTATGCTCTTGCGGAAGTTACTGGTGTACCAGGAATGGAATTGGAGGTAGATTTTACTGGAGTTGTTTCTATAGCAGAGGTTATAGTCAACTGTTATTATGTTGGTAGTGCTACTCATGCAATAAGGATACAGTTATATAACTATGATACTACAAACTGGGATACTTTTGATACTATTATGGAAGCGCTTGATTATAAGCAACATAGTATTAGTATAGTTGATGACTCTGATTATATATCAAGTACTAATGCAATAGTAAGATTTTATCATACTGAGAGTGGAAATGCCTCTCATGATCTATACATAGACTATGTTGGACTTAAGAAATAGGGAGATTTAAATGCCTGCAATTATACAAGGTGAGCCTGTTAGAGCGTTAGACAGCAATGTGCTTAAACAGAAGTACGATTATGATTATCCTGAAGGATTAGATCTTAAACCTGATAGTGATTTACATAAGAAGTTGGTGAGTAGGATACTTGAGAGGTCAAGAGAATCTAACAACATTATCAGGAGTAGGTTCAATTCGTGGAACGAAATAGATCGAGTGCTTACTGTTTATGCCACGGTAGATGAGGCGGAGAAAGAGATTCAGGATGAGGATTCAAGGAAGCCTGTAACGATTATTTTCCCTTACTCCTATGTCATAATGGAGACAATGTTGTCATATTTGGTAGCAGCGTTCTTTCAAGATCCAGTATTTCGCTATGAAGGATATAGCCCTGAAGATATGGTAGGGGCACAGTTGATGGAATATCTTATTCAACAACAGGTTTATAAAACCAAGGTTTTGTTAAATGTTCATACAATGTTGAGAGATGGACTGGCTTATGGTTTTGGAGTAGGGGCTCCAGGGTGGAGAGTAGATGAGGGTTTTAGAACTATTTCTGAAAAGACACTCTTTGGGGTAGAGAAGTATAGGCAAGAAGCTGTGTTGTTTGAGGGGAATGATCTTGGTAATATAGATGTTTATAAATGCTTGCCTGATCCTAATGTTCCTATACATGATATTCAGAAGGGGGAGTTCTTTGGATATGTAGATACTACTAATCTGATGAACTTGTTGAGTGATGAGAGAAATGATGAAGATCTGTTTAATGTGAAGTATTTACAACATCAGGTGGATAAAAAGAGTAGTATTTATAACCTGGATGAATCATCGAGGGAAGATAGATATAGTGATAGAGGTGTGAGGAAGGCAAACTCCGTGACGTCTGAGACTGATGTAATTAAGATGTTTGTTAAGATCATTCCTAAAGAATGGGAGTTGGGGGATGGTGACTATCCTGAAAAGTGGGAGTTTTGGATGGCGAGTGATGCTGTTATTATCAAGGCTAAACCTATAGGACTTGATCATGATAAGTTTCCAGTAGCAACATGTGCACCTGATTTTGACGGGTACTCAACAACTCCAGTTTCAAGAATGGAGGTAATGTATGGATTGCAGCATATACTAGATTGGTTGTTTAATACTCATATGACTAACGTGAGAAAGGCGATCAATGATATGTTTGTGGTTGACCCTTATATTGTAAACGTGAATGACTTAAAGAGTCCGAAGCCAGGGAAGATTATAAGGACGAGACGTCCAGTGTGGGGCAAGGGCGTTAAAGATGCTGTGCAGCAGTTAGGGGTGGTAGATGTTACTAGAGCCAATATACAGGATAGTAGTTGGATTATGAACTATATGGAGAAAGTGGGCTCGACCGGGGATAACATGATGGGTCATTTAAGACAGGGAGGACCTGAAAGGCTCACGGGGAAGGAGTTTGAGGGGACGGCTAGAGGAGCATTTTCACGGATGGAGAGGGTTGCTAAAGTTATTGGTATGCAGGCTATGCAAGATATAGGATATTTTTTCGCCTCACATACACAACAGTTGATGGATGAGGATGCTTATATAAAAACAGTAGGGATGTGGCCGGAGGTGTTGAGAGGAATTCACGGGAATAACCCAAGAATTAAAGTAAGTCCTTTTGATATTTCTGTAGATTATGACGTAATGGTTAGAGATGGAAGTATTCCAGGAGGGAATTTTTCAGGGGTATGGATGGAGATGTTTAAGGTTCTGGCGGAGCATCCTGAATTGCAAAGTAAATTTGACACGGTGAGAATTTTTAAACATATAGCTGTAAATTCTGGAGCTAAAGATATAGACCAGTTTGTTCGTATGCAGCCTATGGAAAATGAGCAGGTAATGCAAAATGTGGATAAGGGAAATCTTGTTCCGTTACAGGGAGGTGCAGGATGAGAAGTACTAAAGGGCAAATAGAAGAATTTAAAGAATCTTTTATATGGTTAGATATATTAGATGAGCTTGATATGTGGCTAGGACAACTCCATGAGCAGTTAGAAAATCACTCGTTGGAAGCTACACATCGAGATCTGGATAGACTAGGAGGTTGTTGTGAGGCTATAAGAAACTTTGCTGATATTTTAACAGTTTTAAGTAGCCTTGCAGACCATGAAGATGGACAACGGACAACTATATTAAAAAATTTAACGAAGGGAGGTCAAGATGGCTGATGAAGCATTGGACAAAACAATGGAGGAGCAGATAGATGAGATGATAGATGAGGCTCCTGAAGAGGAAGAGGTAGTAGTGGAAGAAACTGCTGAGGTTACGGAAGAGGAAGTTGAACCTTCTGAACCAGAGGCTGAAGAGGTAGTGGAAGAACCTGAGGAGGTTGAAGATGTTATTGAAGAGGACACGACCGAAGAGGAGGTTGAAGAAGAGGAAGCTGTTGAGGAAGAAGTGGAACCTGAGTCTGATGACGTTCAGGAATTTAGAGATAGAATTAATCAGATAGCTGAGGCAGCGTTGAAACAGGGTGTACAACTACCTGATGGTTTGTTTGGTGAGGTAGAGGAGGAAGTTTCGGTGGAGACACCTACGCCTACGCCTACGCCTACACCGGTACCAACACCACCTCCCCCTTCACCCCAGTCCTATGACGAATTTCAGATCTTAATGGAAGGGGTGGATTTTGACAGCTTTATGGACAACGAGGTAAATTTTGTGCAGGGCATGAGGAGCATACTTGCTCGTCAAGAACAGATGCTTTCTCAGAGGTTTATGCAAGCTATACCTAACATAGTGCAAAATCAAACTAAGCAAATTGTATCTTTACAAAGTGCTGTTGATAAGTTCTATAAGGTAAATAACGACCTTGAACCTGTGAGGGCGACTGTAGGAGCAGTAGCTACTC